GCTGGTCATAGCGATGCACGCGATAGCCAATGCTGACCGCGCGCAGCGTGCCATCGGCAATGCGTTGCCAGAGGGGTTCCACATCGGCGGCGGCAGAGAATTGCAGCCGCGCATGGCCGCGCCCGCCTTCAAGCCGGGCGGCAATGACACGGCCCAGCACATCACGCGCATCGCTGCTGCGATGGGTATTCAGCACCGGTGCATTGCCGGAGCCGAGTTGCGCCATGCGTACCGCATTGGGCGACATATCCAGTTCTTCGGTAATGCCGCCGAGGGAGGGCACGAAGTTGCGCGCCCGCGCGCCGGTGGACCAGACGACTTCCACCGTGCGTGCGGCACGGTCCACGGTGGCGGGTGCGGTGATGGCGCGGCGGGCGGTGATCGATTGCCCATCGGGGGGAAGTCGATCGGACAACGCGGGATCAGCCGACGCGGGTTCGCTCCCGCCCGGTTCGGTGGTTTCGGTCATGCGTGAGCCCTATGCTGTGGGAGTATCTGGCGGCGTTGGTGCCGACGCCCCGGCTGCGCCGGTTGCGGCGATTTCCACTGCTGCCATCTGCGCCGCGTCCTGCGCACCGCCGGATTTGGCTACACGCCTTGGATCGGTATCGAGTGCGATGCCAGCCGCATCCAGCGCTGCATTGGCTTCGCGGATCATCTCGACTGCCGAGCGGAAATCATAGCCAAAGGCACCGGCGGCCTCGGGCTGCGGCACAAAGCCCGCACGCACCTGGGCGATCAGCGCGGTCGTGTCCTTCAGTGGGTCAATCATTTCATGCGCTGGCGGCACATGCGCGACGCCCTTTGGCATGGCGTCCGCCCAAAGCCCGACCAGCGCGCCCTGCGTGTGAAAGCGCTCGGCGATGGGCCGCACCAGCATTGGGATCAGCATGCCGTATTGCACCTGTTCGCACAGCCGACGGAATTCGATCTTGCCGGCGCGCAGGCTCGAGTAATTCGCCTGGGTCAGATCGCCGGAAACCTGATCGTATGTCAGGCCCGCACCGACAGCGGCGGCTTCAAGTGAGCGTCGCGCAAAGGCGGTATGCGATCCTCCGCCTGAGGGGTTGACCACACTTACATCACCATGGCCGCGCCGGTAGAGGATCATGCCAGGCTCGAAGCTTTCCACCGCGCGGCCTTGCGCATCGCGCAGCAGGCCAGGATTGGCGTCGCTTGGTTTGGTCAGGGTTTCCTCACCATCATCAGTGACCACCGCAGCGAGGCATGCCTCGATCTTGGCTTTCATCAGCAGTGCGGCTTCGTAATCGCCAAGATCACGCAGCCGGAGCAGCACGGGCGCGAGCCAGGATACATCGCGCAATTGCCCAGGCCGGCGCTTGCGGAACACATGCAGCACATCGCGCGCGTGGATGAAATTGCTCGCCAGCCGCGCACCCGGCAGCATCCAGGCGCCGGGATGGGTTGGGAAAAGCCAATAGCCAATCGGCTCGCCAAAATCCCCAAGTGCGATGCCCTGAATGGTCGGCGCGCCATTCACCACGCCATTGCGCGCGGTATCCAGATGATCGCTTTCCAGCACCTGCAGGCTGAGGCCGACCGGGTTCCGCAGCGATGTAGGCACGCTCAACAGCCGGATGAAGCATTCGCCGCTTTCGACGACGGCACGCATGGCCAGCGCTTGCAGGCCGTACAGATCAAGCTTGCCTTCCGCATCGCAGGCCGTGCTTTCAGCCCAGGACAGCCAGGCTGTGCCATGCGCCGTCTCCGGCCAACGCGTCGTGATGCCCGCACCGACCGCATTGCCGGTCCAAAGATCCACAATGCGTGCGGCATAGGGGTCATTGCGCACCGCATCGCGCGCGCGCCGTGCGACGCTGGCGGCGGCCAAGCCGACCTCGCCATTCGCGCTGCCGCCCGACGGCGACCAGGTCGATGCGCGGTTCTCCTGCGCGGCCGCGTAACCCCTGAGGGCCTGCCAGGCAGCACGCAGGTGAAGCTTCATTCGGCAGGGGCTTCGGTCACGGCATCAAGCAGCGCGCCAGCCGCTTCGCCGATGACGCCATGGCAGGCCGCGCGATCGGCCGCGACCCAGGCGAGGGCGAGGCTTGCTGCCTCGGGCGGCGAGAGTTCCTTCTCCCAGGCGATCTGGCGCAGCCGGGCAAAGGCGCGGAAGGCCTCCTCCGGCACGCCAAGTGCAACCGCCAGCGTGGTGGGTTGCCAATGCGTCTGTTCCATCATGCGTTCCTTGTGAAACTGGCGAGTGTCACACCCGGCCGCCGTGCTGCGGCATTCTCAGCGCCGTAGAGCGCGGCGATGGCCCGGCCCAATTCATCCAGGCTGCGATATTCCACCGTGCGGCCTTCGAAGGTCACGCGTGTGACGCCGCCAGTATAGGCAGAGGCCAGCACGGCCGCGCGGCTGCCGACGGGCTGCGCCAACGCCCAGGCGAGGGTTGCGGGGTCCAAGGCGGATCACCCGCCCGCGCCGCGCGCCAGTGCGCGCAGGATTGGCAGGATCTGCGCACCACCCGCCCCAAGCGCGATCAGCACAGCGACGATGCCCCAGATCGCGCCCTCAATCCGGCGCGTCTGCTTGCGCAGGCCGCAGATTTCCGCACGCACCGCCGTGTAGCGCTCGGCGCAGCGCTCGACATGCAGCGACAGATCCTCGCGCTCGCGCGCGTGGAGTTCCCCGTTACTCATGATTTCCTCCCGAAAGTAATCAGCGCAGCCAACCGCCACGCGGCGCCAGCCAACCGGGCCGGCGCATCATGGGCGGAGGCGCTGAGCTTGGCGCAGGCGCTGGGAATGCCGCAGCCGCTTCCACCTGCGGCACATCCACCGGCGCATTCGCGATATCTTCCCTCAGCCTCTGCCAGAAGCGTTCCCCATAGCGATCAGCACCCAGCAGCCACAGCGCCGCGCGCGCCAGCACCGCACAATCCAGCGCCTCATTCCTGTCCCGCAGCTTCGCCCATTCCTGGCGCACAAAGCCACGCCGATCCTTCACCTGATGCAGCTGCTCCGCCACCAGCTGCTTGACCCATTCAACCTCAATCCCCTGCGGCAAATGGACCCAGCCAGGCGGGAATTCTGCTGCCTCGCCGCGCCCGAGCCAAAGGCGGCGATAGAGATCAACCTTCCAGGTCGAAACCGACACCGTCCAAAGCTTCAAGCCGCGACGCAGCTTCCGCCCATCCACCAGCGCATCAACGGGCGTTGGGCCCTGCACCGGTTGCGCGCGGTTCCAACCATCAACCCCCTTGGTCGGCGCAATGCGTGGATCGCGCAGGCGGCGCAGATGGCCATAGACCGCCGCCGTATCGCGTCCGCCTGTGTCAACGCAGGCCTTGGCGATGCGGATTGCGCCGCCATTGGCGCGCGGCCAATCACGTGCCAGCAATTCCGCCAGCGCATCCCAAGGCGCCCTTTCACGCGGGCTGCCGGCGATGACAATGTGATCGACAAGCCAGGAGGAATAACCCTCCGCCCAGGCCCAGACATCGCATTCCAGCCGGTCATCCTGCACATCCACGCCTGCTGTCAGCACCAGCGCGTCCTGCGCCACAATGCCAAGCTGGAAATCCTCGCGCCGTTCCACCAGGCGTTCCCAATCCGGTGCCTCACCACGATCCTGCCAGGTCTCGCCCAGCACCGTGTTGCGGAAGGTTTTCAGATCCTCGGCCTTGCCCTGCGCGGCTTCCCAATCGCGCGCGATTTGCTCCCAGGACAACCAGCCGACCGGCGAATAAAGCGCCGAGATGTGAAAGCCGATGGTGTGCGGGTTTTCCGCTGCCGCTGTCGGCCGCCATTCGCCGGCGGCGAGCATGGCGGTCTTGTGGTGTTCCTCAATCGGCGCGTCGCAGTCCTCGCAATGATAGCGCACGCTGCGCGGGTCGCCCTTCTCCCAGATCAGGCGTTCGAATTTCAGCCATTGCATTGCACCGCACTGCGGACAGGGCAGGAAAAAGCGCCGCTGGTCTGAGGCCGCATATTCCCGTTCAATCCTGCTGCGCCCGGCAATGGTCGGCGTTGACACCAGAAAGGCTTTCCTGCGCCAGCCGAAGGTGCGCGCCCGGGCTTCCGCCAAGGCAATCGGATCGCCTTCGCCCTCAATATCGCCGGGATAGGCGTCCACCTCGTCCAGAAACAGAAACCTGGCCGGCATGGAACGCAGCCCGACCGCGCTATTGGCGCCCGTCAGCACCAGAATGCCGCCGGGGAATTCCTTGGACAGCATCGTATTGCCGCTATCGCGCGCGCGGGCGGGCGCTACGCGTTCTCGTAGCGCGGGTGTTTCCTCCAGCAATGGATCAATGCGCTGGCGGGAGAAACGTTTAGCGAGTTCCACAGTAGGCTGCACCGCGAGCACCGGTGCTGGCACGTGATGAAGGATATAGCCCAGCCAATTATTGCCTGCCTCTGTCGCGCCCACCTGTGCGCCCTTCATGAAAACAATCCGCCGCGCCGGATGCACCGCGGAAAGCGCATCCATTACATCGCGCAGATAAGGCGTGCGGCTGGTGCGCCAGGGGCCGGGCTCGGATGAGGCGCGGCTGCCCAGGATGCGATGCTGTTCGGCCCATGCCGAGACAGTGAGTTGCGGCGGCGGGCGTAGCATGGCCCCAGCGCGGTGGCGCACATTTTCACGCGTGCGGCTCTCGCTCGCCGCCGAGGCCGGGAGGGTCGAAGCGATCGGAAGCCTCCGTCAGGAGCTCATTGATGTGCTGCTGCAGAATGGTTTGCAGCAGATGGGGCTCAACGCCGAGTTCGGCGGCAATCACGCCGGCGACGCGCGCGGGCCAATTCAGCAGCGCGTCACGCATAGTGCTGGCGATTTCATCAATCGTCGCATTGGCGGTCGCGACATCGAGCAGCCGGCCCTTGCTTT